GTCATGGCAGGCCGTCCCAGCAACCTAGAAATCGGTGGGCAGCTCTTCCCGTGTTACGACCTCGACTGTGGCATACAAGCACAAAGCGCATAAGGAGAAACATGTACACCATCATCAGCCCACGCCTCGGAACCCCGGGCGATCAGTTCATCCCAGAGGACGGTGTCAACATTGACGCACTGCTCGACGGCGGCCTGATATCCACCGACACCGCAAAGAAATCATCTAAAGTCAAATCAGAACCCAAGGAGCAATAGACATGGCTATCAGCAGCACTTACCTTTCTAACCCAAGCATCACGATCAACTCGGTTGACTTGTCCGATCAGTGCACAAGCGCGGTCATCAACTATGTGTCGGAGCAATTAGAAAACACGACATTTTCCAACACTTCGCGCAGCTTCACATCTGGCCTGTACTCGAATACCGTCACCGTAACTCTTTATCAGTCATATGCAGCTTCGGAGACTGAGGCCAGCATTTACAGCCTCGTAGGCACAACCACAACGCTCGTGTTGAAGCCAGCATCTGGCGCAGCATCAGCAACTAACCCGTCATACACTTTGACTGGCGCGTTCTTGTCGGCACATACACCGATCAACGCTTCGCTCGGCGAACTGTCCACAATTGACCTGACATTTAGCGGTGGCGTTTTAACTAAAGCCGTCGCATGATCTCGCGGCATCAGCCGCTGAGAATTACAAGTAGCAAGACCGCACAAGCGGAGCCTTGCCCGACAAAGGAGAAACAATGAAAGTCAAACTATCTATTGACCTTGGCGACGGTAAGCCAGCGCGCGAAATGACCACCAACATGCTTGCAATTGTTGACTGGGAACGAACAGAGAACCGTCGATCAGCAGACGGCAAAGGCATCGGCTTTAGCGACATGTGTTGCTGGGCTTACACACTGTGCAAACTTGCTGGAGACAAAGTGCCAGCCAACTGGCGCGAATGGGTTGCCGAAAACCCTGACATGACCATCACACCTATCAACGAGGTAGCAGACGAGACCCCTTTCATCGAGGGACTTGGCGGCGAAGCCTCTGCGAAGTCCTAGCGTTAACAGGCTTCTGGCCAAAGGAGATCGAGTTCACTATGCGAGACCTGAACACTGTCACCTATGTGCTTGAGCAGATGCACCGCAAGAAGTAATCATGTCTGCTACAGCCACCGTCCAGATTGCAGGCGTTAAGGAAACGATTAACGCCCTACGCAAGATTGACCCACAGCTGCAAAAAGACTTTAAGGCTGAAGCCATAGCGATCGCACAGCCAGCCATCACCGCCGCCAAGGCTGCATACAGTCAGTTTCCATTGTCGGGCATGGCGCGCAAGTGGTCTGATCGAGGCCGCAAGATATTCCCGTTCACGATCTCTGCTGCACAGTCAGGCGTAAAGATGCGCTTTGACACTCGACGCAACGCTGTAGGCGTAATTCTGATTGAGCAAAAGAACCCAGCGACAGCAGTGTTTGAGGGTGCAGGCCGTAAAGACACCAACCGTTTAGGCACATCACTTGACGCCGTAAGTCCTGAGCGTGGCTTTGCGATGGCGATGCCGGGTAGGACTCGACTAATCGGGCCAGCGGTCTATAAAGCGCGACGCGGTATTGAGGGCGAAATGGAAAAGATGATCTTGAAAACGATTAACGAAATAAAAAGAGAGGTCGGCTGATGGCTTTATCTATTCCAATCATTAGCGAGTTCGATGGCAAGGGCGTCGATCGCGCTGTCAAAGAGTTCCAGCAGTTAGAAGGCGTAGCAAACAAGACAGGGCATGTCCTAGAAAATGCGTTCTTGCCTGCCGTAGCAGCTCTCACAGGCTTAGCGGCTGGCGTAGTTGTAGCAACCAAGGCGGCAATGGAAGATGCCGCACAGCAAGCCGATCTCGCTCGACAATTACGCACCACGACACAGGCAACCGATGAACAGATCGCAGCAGTCGAGCAGTCCATCAGCGCGTTCTCGCGACAGACCGCCATGGCAGACGATCAGTTGCGCCCAGCCCTTGAGAACCTTCTACGAGCGACAGGATCGCTCGAATTATCTCAAGAGGCAATGTCGGTCACTGCTGACCTTGCTACTGCCAAAAACATCGACATGGAAACAGCCAGCGTCGCTGTCGCTAAAGCACTCGCAGGCCAGACCACTGCACTTACTAAGTTAGACCCATCGCTTAAGGATGTAATTGACTCGTCCTCGACCGCCGATGAAATCATGCAAGCGCTTGAGAACTCAGTCGGTGGCGCTGCTGAAATCTTTGCAGGCACGGCTGAGGGCGGCATGAAGAACTTCGGCATCCAACTTGGCGAACTTAAAGAGTCAATTGGTGCAGCGTTTCTACCAGTGCTCGAAAAACTGCTGCCGAAACTTTTAGACATGGCAGCGTTCTTGCAAGAAAACACCGATCTCATCTTGATCGCTAGCGGCGTAATTGCAGGACTTTCAGCAATGATTGTGGCCTACACAGTTGCCGTCAAACTTGCCACCGTTGCCAACACACTGTTTAACATCTCACTAGCAGCCAACCCGATCGGAATAGTTGTCGCTGCTGTAGTTGGACTAATTGCAATCCTTACAACGCTGTACTTCCAATTTGACACCGTGCGCGTCATCGTTGACAAAGTATTTGATGTCATGGCAGCAGGCGTAAAGATCGCAGTCGGCGTAGTAAAGACATACCTAGAAAACATGTACGGCGTATTTAAGACAATCTTCAACGGCATCGCAACACTGTGGAACTCAACAATCGGCGGCTTCGGCTTCGAAATACCAGACTGGGTTCCGGGTATCGGCGGCAACAGCTACACCATCCCAGAAATGCCAACACTCGGCGGCGGTGGCAGCAGCACAACTACCAGCAGCCGTGGTGGCGCAGCTCGAGAAGGCGGCACAGGCGGCTTTACATCTAGCCCAATGGGCATGATCGAGTCAGCCCTAGTAGCACCATCAGGCGGCGGCGGTGGCGGCGGTAAAGCCTCAAGCGTCCTCGATCTAAGCAAAAACTATGCAGGCAACCTTGGCGGCAACTACGGCATCACAGGCAACGCAGGCGACTTTTCCAGCCTCTTTGATCAGTTCATGGTTGAGCGCGGCACACCGATCACAGTCAATGTCAACGGCGGTCTAGCCACATCAGCAGACATCGGTCGCGCTGTAGTGAACAGCATTAAAGCCATGAACCGAGTGGACGGCCCAGCACAAATACAGGTCGCCTGATGGCTGCCACGATCGTTCAGTCGGGGTCTTACGATCTCAAGATCGCTACAGGCTTCCTCGTTGACGCTTTTACGCTTGACGACTCAGTAAAGGGCGTGCTCAACAATACCGAGTATGTGCTGGACGGTACGACGGAGTTTGCTTCCGTAATCGACGGCGCTACAGGCATCAGCGTGTTTCGTGGACGCAGAGACATTGGCGACCAGTTCACTGCTGGCACGATGAGTTTTGATCTAAACGACACATTTACAGGCGGCATCTTTAACCCGTTCGATACACAATCACCGTATTACGACACCGCTCAGGCTGTGCCGGGTCTAGCCCCTATGCGCAAAGTTGTGCTCACGCGCGAAGGCGAGGAACTGTTCAACGGCTACATCGTGGACTATTCGTACAATTTCAATTTGGGCGGCCTCGATACAGTCAGTGTGTCATGCGCTGATGACTTTTATCTGCTCAGCCAGACATACCTAGACGAGTGGAATGTGAGCGAGCAACTTGCCAGCGCTCGACTAGTTGACCTGCTGGCTCTCCCTGAAGTGAATGCGTTTCAGTTGCCAGCGGAACAGAACATTGCCACATCGACGATCACGCTTGGCGGCGCAGCTGCCTACATTGTCCCGAACGGCACATCGGTCGCTGCCTACACAGCCAAAATTAACGAGTCGGTACAGGGACGCATCTTTATTGCGCGCGACGGGGTATTTACATTTCAAGACCGCATCGGCAACACGCTGTCAGCATCCTCGGCAGACTTCCACGATGACGGCACAGCGATCCCTTACGACAATGTGGGCATCTCGTTTGAGGCTAACCAAGTCATCAACCGTGCATCGGTGCAACATGCTGGCGCATCGACCCCAGAGATCGCCGAAGACCTGACATCGCAAGCCACCTACTTTATTCAAACCACAGCCATCTCAGACGCGCTACTGCATAACGACACAGCAGCCCTTGACCTTGCCAACTACCTGCTCATAGGCCAGCCAGAGGCGCGCTACACCAATGTGTCAACCTTGTTTGCGTCCCTGACCGATGCGCAGCGCGACACTGTGGCAGTCCTCGAGATCGGCAACACGATCACGATAGAAAAATCATTTACCAGCGGCAACACGATTACATCGCTGGCGCAAGAACTAGCCATTGAGGGCATCCAGCACGAGATCGACCTATCAACGGGCCACAGGATCACCCTGTTTACCTCGCCCACGACGCTCGTTTACGAGTTGATCTTGGATGATCTGGTATATGGCACAATCGACACAGAAAATGTCTTAGGATAAGGAGCACTTATGGGAGCAAATGCAGTTACTACAGTCCCCGTCTATACGGCAGGCGAAGTCCTGACAGCGGCAGACCTCAACATCACAAACTCGGGCATCCCAGTGTTCGCGACCTCAGTAACGAGAGATGCCGCGTTCGGAGGTGCCGGCGAAAAGACTTTGGCAGAGGGGCAGTTCGCGTTCCTCGAAGATTCCAACAGCACACAATTTTATGACGGCGCGGCTTGGCAGGCAGTAGGAACCACCCCAGGTCTTGTTTGCGTAAAGGCAGAAACGGCATTTAGCGGCGCATCAAGTGTTACTGCTGACGGCGTTTTTACTAGCACATACACTAATTATGTAATCAAGTTTCGTTATACAACAAATAACACAGTGCAGCCGTCTTTTAAGTTACGCGCAAGCGGCACAAGTGCAAGCACTAACTACAACTACCAGTACATCAACGGCAACGCAAGTTCGGTAGGCGCGGCAGGTGCAACAGGTCAAACTTCTGCAAACTTTGCGCTTTACAGCAACGGCGATTTTAAGTCAGCCGCAACCTTAGAATTGTTTAGCCCACAAATTGCTGAAGCAACAAACTTCACTTCTCTTAACTCTTGGCAACCAGCCAGCTACAGCGGCTTAAACGCTTACTACGCAGGCAACCACAGCACGGCTACCGCCTACGACGGCATCGAGTTTTTAGTATCTGCTGGCACAATGACTGGCGCATACACAATTTACGGATACAGCAAGGCGGTTTGATAATGAAAATCAACGACAACGGCGTGGATCGCGACATGACCGAAATAGAGTTAGCGGAATACGAAGCGTGGGCGGCAATTGCCCTAATAGAACACGAACAACAATTACAATCGGCAGCCGATAAAGCCGCTGCACGGCAAGCAGTCCTAGACAAACTTGGACTAACAGCAGATGAAGCAGCCGCGCTCTTGGGCTAAATATGCTGCACTCGCTTTTATGGTTGCAGTCATAGCGGCGGTCTTAAATGGATGCGCCAGCACAAGAGTCAACATCGAACCTAATCGGTGCTTTACGAGGACGGCCTGCGATGTCGCCAGAGGATAAACACGCCCGACTAATCCTGATCGTCGGCATCACACTGTCGATCAGCTTTGCCGCAATCGTGCTTGGCTTCGTGTATGGCCTACTGTTCGTCAACCAGCCGCTTGAGCAAGCCCCTAACGACGCAGCCTTCATAGACCTACTCTCAACCGTTGTCGTGTTCCTCACAGGATCACTCGGCGGCCTATTAGCATCTAACGGAATGAAAAAAGCCAAACAGACAGGGGCAACAAATGAAAGCCAGTGATAAAGCAATGATCTCGACCTACATCAACAGTGCCATCGCCGCAGCAGTAGCGCTCTACATGTCAGGCAACACCGACCCCAACGACCTACTCGGCGCAGCCATTGCAGCTGTAGCACCACTATTCATCGGCTATGTCAACCCGAAAAACAAAGCTTATGGCATCGGCAAAAACCCCGAAGCCTAAAGCACCGACGCTCACTGTCGTCCCAGACAAACTTGAGCGCCACTATCACAAGTTAGTGATGCCGTCAACGCTTCGGCATGTAACCCCGGGTGAACTACCAGCAGGCTTGCTCGTCGATGTCAAGCCTTACGGCAAACTGCACCCACTAGCAGCTGACGCATACATGGCTCTACGCGATGCAGCCTTCGCTGCTGGAGTCAAGACCTTTAAGCCGACATCGGCAGCCGATTGTTATCGCAGCATCTCTACACAGACCGCTGGCTTCCTTGCTCGCTACCAGACACAGCCGATCGCAGGCGCATCGACGCGAGTGTGGAAAGGCAACACTTACTATCTCAAGCCGAACTGTGCGCCAATGGCGGCACCTGGCTCATCGCGGCATAATCTTGGGCTGGCCTGTGACATTTCGGATGCATCAGAAACAGGCCGCATGCAATTCATGCTTAAGAACATTCAGGCTTACGGCTTCACTTGGGAAGTGCAATCAGAGCCATGGCACATTTTTTACTATGTCGGCGACCGCGTTCCAGCCCTTGTGCAGCAATGGAAACAGGCTAAATCCTTGCTTTAGTCACACCCATTGCCTAGGGTCGATGTACCGACGGAAGGCAAGCGAAAACCATGGACGCAAAGACCTACATCTACGAGGTGTACACCTCAAACCTAGATAGCGGTCAGCAAGTCATGGTGCAGATATTTCGTGACCCACTCGACGGCAGAGTGCTGCACTCGCAGCTCGCTTTTAAGGACGCCGCAGGCAGCTGGGGTGTCCCTTACCAATTGGAGAAAAAATGATCTTTACAGCCCCCAAAATAATCGCAGGCATCATTAGTACCATCTGGGCGTTTACGACCTTCCTAGGGGTCGCTAGAAGCCTTCCAGAGGCAAATAGCAACATCATCCCAGCTGCCTACTACGAGGCAGTATTGCCCGTCACAACGACAGTCGCCCCGACTACCACAATCACCACGATCGCCACTTGTGACGATGCCCTACAGCTGGCCCTTGACCTTGGCTTTCCAGCCGATCAACTTGGCACACTTGACCTAGTCATGCACCGCGAGTCACGCTGTCAAACAACAGCGCATAACTTGAGCGATCCCAACTCAGGATCGTATGGCTTGACACAGATCAACGGCTTCTGGTGTCTGCCCAACAGCAACTGGCCTATCGGCTGGCTACAAGAAAAAGGCATACTAGAAGAGTGCAGCGATCTGTTTAATGCGACGATCTCACTGCGCGCCACCCTTGCTATATACAACAATTCAGGATGGGCACCATGGGCGACAGCGAAATAAACAGCATCTATCCCGAGACTGGGATCACCGAGCACACCCGGGCGATGATGGGCATGATCGACGACCTGTTCACACCGAACCATGTACGGCGATCAAAGGCATCACACCTTTACCATCTCGTCGGCGAACTCGAAGCCTTACGCGATGACCTACGCCGCATGGAAGACCCACGCGCAAACTTCCTACAGCTCGCCATCACCGAACTCAGCCAACTCATCATCTAACATCATCCCAGTAACCCGAACAAAGGACACCCGACATGTCAGACCTACAGCTCTTCCAAGCCACCCTTGGCCTCGGCGGATACAAAGAAAAACCATTTACGATCGAGCGCAATGTTGTCGCGATTAGCCGATCAGCACACCCCACATCTGCGAATGCTGCTTTACGCGCACTACCCAAGTCAGGCTCAAAGCGTAAACGCGTGTACGACTTCATCAACCGCGTAGGCGGTGCAACCGATGAAGAGATCGAAGAAGCACTGAGCATCTCAGGCAACACTGTCAGACCAACACGCGGCTCACTAGTAAAAGACGGCTTCATCGTGGACTCAGGCCTCGAACGACTTACCAAGGCAGGCAACCCTGCAATCGTGTGGCGTGTGGCGTGACCAAGTTCGGCAGATACTTGCCGTCAGATCGCACACTAAAGCATCGTGAACGAACAGCCAGAGCAATAGAGAACGACAATAAGCGAAAAGAAAAGGCAGACAAAATGGGCTTCGATCTACAGAATTACGAAACAGTGGCAGACAGACTTGTGCGCTGGTGGGACGC